TCGGAGCCCAGGTCTCTAAGCCTGAGCCCCAACGAAATCAAGTCGTACTCGATAGCCTCTCCATTCTCATCTAAGAGATAGGAAAGGCTTAGGATTCCCCCAGTTCCACACCAGAATGCTTGAACCAAGCCTCCTGGAGGTTCTGGAACTCTTCCTGCTCCAGATCGTCGATAATCGCCAGGGTATCGGCATCGGCGAGAGTTTCCAGGACAGTAAAGAACTGATCCACATCCGAAAGCTTGCGGATTTTCCGGATAACGCCCGGCTTTACCGAATCGAACCGAGGAAGGGTGATCAGGGTACCGTCGTTAAGCGTGTATTCGAACATGTCAACCTTCGTAGCGGCGGGTTTACGCGGAGCAGAGCGCGGACGCGGAGATGAAGCAGCCATGGGCAGGCCCTTTCACGAATAAGAAATAAGGCAGGCTCTGAAAAGAGACCGAAAGGCTAGCGGCCTGCCCAGGAATTACTAGCCTTTCGGGGTATGTAGAACAGCCCTATTACGGGGCTGCTTCCAGATCAGCGATACGCTTCTCCAGCTTGGCAATAGCCGCATTCAAGGTGTCGGTAGCCTCAACAGCGGCCAGGGCGACAGTGCCGATCGCGTAGCCGGTAGCCACGACATCGGCGCCCCCCAACACCACGTTGCCGCTCAACGCCTTAGCGTTCACAGTCCGAGAGGTAGGCACGTACGCGCTGTGCGTGTGATTACCCTCCGACACGGTGCCCGCAGCAGTACCCAGGTCCAAAGCAGCCGCGGCACCAGCATCGGTGATCTGGCTCAGAGTATGGGTATGCGAAGCAGCAGCAGCACCAACAGCAGCAGCAGTATGGGTGTGGTTACCTGCCGCAACAGTGCCGGAAGCTGTACCTACGTCCATACCCGCAGCGTCTCCGGCGTCAGTAACCTGCGCCAGAGTGTGAGTATGCGACGCGGCGGCAGCGCCAATAGACGCGGCTGTGTGGGTGTGGTTACCGGCGGCAGCGGTGGTACCGCTAGTGCCGAGTTCCAGGGGCTCCGGGAGACCATCGATAGCGTCGTGCGCATCGTCGATTCCGGTCTCCATACGGTTCAGCTCAGCAGCCGTAATCGGCGTACCGCCCGCCTCGCCATCAGCCCAGGTTTTAGGCGTATACGCCATTACTAAACTCCTTCATTCGGGAAAAGGTTAGTTCCCGGGAAAGTTTCATCCCCGGGTACCGCATCTCTTCAAGCGGTGAAAACGCCGTCGTCGTAGTAGCGGTACACCTTGACGCCGTTCTCATCCTTGAACGCTTCAACGGTCAGGGTGAAACCCTGGAGAGAACCGGCAACATAATCCAGTTCCTCAACCGTGGTAACGCGAGCGTTCGGCAGGACGAACCGAGCTTTCTTGTCGCCGTTCTTCATGTCGAAGACAAACGCCTTATACGGCAGCTCAGTACCGGTCTCTTCAACGGTAATGAGGGTGCCGGTGCTGGCGGTAGCAGCGGTAACCGTCACGTTCGCGTCGCCAAAAGCGATCTTCTGAACGTCACCGTCGTACACCTGATACAGCGTGAAAGTAAAGTTCGAGCTGTGCTCAGTCTGAAGCTGAGCGATGATATCGCCGGACCAGTCCTTGATAGCCTCAACGTTTCGCTCGCCACCGGCCGCAAGGCCGTCCTCAGACACCAGGCCGAGAGGAAGAATCGTAGCGTCGATAGAGGCGGTTGCGTCAACCGGCAGGGTCGCGGTAGTCGGACCCGCATAGACACCACCGGTGCTATTCGGTTTACCGGCAGAGATCTTCTCGACAGAGTTAGTCGCCATTAGCATTCTCCATTGTTTGGGACTTGAACTCTGCGTTAAGCTCGTCCCAGTAGTCTTGATTGTTTTCGTCTATGTAGTCGTCCGGAATCCAGCCAGAAGCCACCCAACGGTCTACTTCGTCGTCGGGGATTTCTTTGTGGATGTGCGGAAGCGTTGGGTGGTTAATCCTCAAGCGCTTCTCCTGCCGTAAAGAATTGAGCAGCGAATTGATACCGGGGGAGGCCCGAGGAATCGGGAAAGTTGACTACCTGTCCAACCTCTGAACCGAATTCCTCCATGGTTCCGACCAGTGCCCGTGTCTTACGGGCAAGCTCGGCAGCTTCATAATCGGAATCCGCCCAGCACTCGAATCGGACTTGCGGTGCGTCCATCCCTACGTTTATCCGGCCCCCTCCGTACCGGACAACCTTCACCGTTAACCCAGCACGGGGATTAGGTACCCGAGTAGCTACGGATACCGACTCCCCACGTGCTGTGAATGCTGATTCAAGGAAATGGACACAGACCGCCTCGATATTCGGAAATACGACAGCTTCATTCATCCGCTGGTCCCCAGTGCTCGGAGTAGCGTGTTCTCGTCCTGGTTCTCTTTGATGGCTTCCTCCGTCGCGGTGACAACCGCGGCGCGGTTACGGGTTTTACCCCGACCCGTGACGGCTACATAGCCTTCGGTTTCTCCACCTGCGTTGGCCGCGATCTTGTCCGCTTGTCGTTTAAGTTCTGCGGACACATTCGGGTCTCGTCGCAAGGTTTCGAAAGCTTTTAGGTTCCACCGAATAATCGCCATTACCCCTCGATTATCTGAAGATTGACGACTTTCCCCGGAGACCAGAGAAACGGGTTCCCGTCCGTGCCTTCGGGATAGCCGATCACGGAGTATTTTTTTCCGCTGATTGTGATTCGATCCTTCGGGCTGGCAGAGAACACGCTTGGTGCGAACAGTTCGATATCGACCACTATTCGGTCATGGCCCGCTAGTTTGGGCTCATCAGAGACCGGGGGGGCCCAACCCATAACCGCCTGAGTAACCGGGGATTCCCAGCTGTCTATAGGGTTATTGAATGGGTCCTTAGCCCCGGGGATATATGCTTCCGTCTCGACTGTGAATGGAGTAGGGAACTGCATTAGACATCCACGGGGTATGTATCGACCACGAACGCTTTACGGCTAGAACTACCGCCACAGAGCGACTGGAGATCAGTAATCTCACTAGGCCAGAAAGCCACTTTTCGATTCTGTCGGGTGTCAGTGGTCTCTGATTGAGAGAACGGACCGGCGGTCTGTGTCTTCTGTACCGCGGCTCCCGAACCCTGATCGTTCCATCTCAATATGGCTCCGCGAATAATCGCTTTTGCGGCAGCTTCGTTGGTGAAATCTGGTTCGAACACACACGGTGCAAGGGCTTCAGCCATTGCCATAGCGTCTGTAATCATCAGAGCGGCTTTAGCCGGGTCGATACTCGGCTCGAATGGACGGAGGTCGGTGTCTATGTCGAACGAAATCGCCATTCGGCACAGCCTTTACTTTTTGGTCGTAGGGGGACGACCACGCCGTTTAGGAGCCGGTACAGGTGCAGGCTTTTCAACCGGAGACGGTTTAGGCTCCGGCGGTTTGTCTGCATCCACCCAGCCGCGCGCCAGATAACGCGCGGCCTGTGCTTCGCCAGCGTGAATAACCGTGCCCGCTTTAGGGTCACGGAGTCGCATGTTGTAGATCCTTAATCAGGGGTGAAGGTCAGCCCCCGGGAATGTGTCATCCCCGGGGTAGATCAGTTTCCCGCTGTGTGATCCGTGATCTTGACGAAGTGCTCCACGTCGTCGACCAGAACGCCGTACTCAGCCTCAGCGCGGATAGCGACCAAGTTGTTTTCCCACAGGGAAACCAGATTGCCGCCGATGGTGACAGTGGTTTCGGTGGAAACGTCGAACTTGATGCCGGAGACCACACCCCAGATGATCCGGGACCAGTCACCCGCGTAACCCACAACGCCGCCGGTATTCGGGGTGCCGGTAACGATCGGGGTCGCGATATTGTCGCCCAGGTATGCCGGACGGTTGATCACGCTGCCCGGGACAACCGACTGACCCGCGGTATAGGTACCACCGACGAACAGCGGGCGGCCGGTGGTGTCGACAGCACCGAGGAAAGTGGGTTCAACCTTCTTGTCGAAAGCGAAACCGGTAAGGCGCTTCTCGTCGTCGGTCAGGAGCTTCAGCGCGGAAACCACGTCCTGATAGACGGTGGTGCCGGAGCCCAGCTCAACAGCCTTGGTCGTGGTATCCAGAGCCGCACCAAACGCAGCAGGGGCATTGGTGCCGTGCAGAACAGCGTTATCGAACGCAATAGCGAAAGCCTCGGCGATATCCGCACGGAGGATTTCCATGTAGTTGCCGGGGTTAGCGCGAACGACCTCGGCGGAGACCACGGAGATAGCCGCAATCTTGGCAGGCTTGAAACTGCGCAGGCCGATTTCGCTTTCGGTGGTTTTCTTCTGACCACCTTCGCCAACCCACGAGGCAACAGCCTTCTGGGTGTGGATGGCAAATTCCTGCCCGTTAATACCAACCGGGACCTGCCGGGCAAGCTGCATCACGGTCGAAGACTTACGAGCCTCCTCGAAATACGGGGCAGCCTGATCAGGACGGAGAAAGCCTTCAAACTGCGAGTCAGAAGTTTTAGTAGGGGCAGTCTGCGGAGTCTGCACACCCGGAACGGCAACAGCCATTATGATTTACCTACCTAAGGTTAGTTAATTCCGAGCTTGGCGCGGAGCGCGTTCTCAAGGCCATCGCCGTTAAGAGGCATGGCCGAGCCGGAATTACGTCCCTCACTGGGGACATGATTGGATTTCGATTTGTCCGACTGCCCAACAAACCGTGCAACCTGCTTGAGCAAAAGCTCAGGTTCGGCAGCGGTCAAGAACAATTCGGCATCTTCAGCATCGATTTCATGGATAGCCACAAGATGAGCTTTAAGAGCGTCTGCAACCAATGAAGGGACAGAAGCAAGGGCTTTATCCGCGGCTGCAAGCTTTTCGGCTTGCTTATCCGCTTCGGACTTCTGCGATTCTTTAATCGCTTCCAGTTCCTTAGCGGCCTCAGCGTTGGCTTTCGCGCGCTTCTCCTGCGTCTTGGCAATCTCTTTGTAAGACTCCAGTTTCGCTGTCAGGCTCTCAACCGTTTCGGTCTGAACCTGTCCATTGGTGCCGTCATCCGACGCGCCTGTTTCAGATGCGACGGCGGTTGTGTCATCGGACATAGGTGTACTGCTCCCCGTTTCGGGTAAATGGTCATCCGTTTCGGTTGACCGAGGTATTAGAGGTTTTCGGCAATCCATTCGCGGGTTCGTGCACGATCCGCTTTCGTGGATGCCTCAGAAATGCGTCTAGCAGACGCCACGAATTCACTGTTGACTCTCCGAACCTGTGAGGGATCGAAGACCGGTACAGCGAGGCAATCGCAGTTGTCGTGACTAGCAAAGGTGGCTGTACGTTCCGTATAAACCGATCCCCTAGAGATCAACACTGCGCAGAAATCACAATCGGGTGTGCCTATCCGCATCCACCCGAGAGACCGTGAGTCACGGTAAGAGTTTTCAGAAATAGTTTCCCGGGCGAA